CCGCCCGTCGCTGCCGATGCCATAGTTGCTGCTGGCATTCCTTGCCGGGTCCGCGAAGATGGCCCCGCAGGTCTCCACCGTGGCGTTGCCCGCCATGCAATGAATGGACACGGTGTCAATGATATGCTGCCGCTTGCCGGAGTGGTTGGGCGAAAGCCTGGTATAGCTCACCAAGGGGCTGTTGCTCATGCGCCCTCACCTCCCTGGGCCACTTCCGGCAGCCCCTCAATGCTGGTGAGGATGGACACGATGCCGGCCACCACCGCAGCGGACAGCACCATGGGCCAGTTCACGTCCCCAAAGGCCGCTGCCGCGCCGATCACGCCGATGGCGGACTGTGCCATGGTCTTAATGGCCCGCACCGCGGCCGCCTTCAGCCACTTTTTGCTTTTCTCAGACACAAAAATCACCTCTTTCTCACCAAAGCGCATGGATGCCTTGCTTGGCCAAGGAATCCTTTTGCTCATGCTTCACCGTCTGCGCATATTCCAGGGCGCTGTGCATGTCCCCGTTGCAATGGGCGTCGGGAATCCGCTGCACCGCCCTGGCCGTCGCTTCGCCCAGGGCAATGGAGGCCCAGGTGGCCCGCACGATCTGGCAGAGCATTTCCTCCTTGGCCTTTTCCGCTTCCGCGGTGGCCTGGTCTCTGGCTTCCAGTCTCTTGTCGATGCTCTTTTCTACGCGCTTTGCAATAATGCCCAGGATAGCCGACGGCACGCCAAAGGCTGCCAGCAAAGAGGCAATGATCTGCCATGTCTCCACAGGTTTCCCTCCTTTATGCGCCCGCCTGGACGCTCTCAATGGTCCCCAGGTCCACCCACTGCACGCCCACGCTGCCCGGGGCCCAGACATTTCCGTCCTGTCCAGAGCGCCACACATGGCCATCATAGGTGCAGCAGTCTCCCGTGGCATAAGGGCTGGTTGCCATTTCGATAAAAGGCAGCGCCTTCTTGGGGTCCGTGGACCACACAAAACGCCACTGCGCCGGCAGCTCTTCCGGCTCCTGAGTATAGGTTTCCGAATCGTAGACTTGGATCAGCCGCACCACCCGCCCGGCGGTGGACCGGCACACAAAGCCGTCTGTCTGGCCGGCCTTTCGTTCCAGCATGTTCTTCACCTTCACCGCCTCAGAAAAGGCGGGGATCTTCTCTTCCTCCGCATACAGCGCGGTGCCGTCCATGGAGGAGGACCGCTCCTGTAGGTCCTTGGCGTCTGCCAGGCCCTTGGCCTTCATGGCGTCCAAATAAAGCTGGTTCTCAGACATACGCATTCACCCCTTCCGTGTAGGCGGCATCCAGCTCCGCCTTGGGCACCGTCTCCCCCGCGGGGGGCGTAGAGCCACCCTCCCCGCGGATCTCATCCGCCTGTTCCGACGTAATCACGCCCAGCGCCACATAGCGGTCCAGCTGGCTGCTGGTGATATAGCCCTTCTCATACCGGGCCCGAATGATCTCAAACAACGGCCTTTCCTCCTTCCATAAACATGAGCTGCAGTTCTGTGATTTCCTGTCCCATGGCGATCTGTTCCAGGTTCAGGTCCGTGATCTCCCGCCCCAGCACTTGGGTCTCTGGCGGGCCAATGGGATCAGGCTCAGGTTCTTCCGGGACAATTCCCGGTAAGATTTCAGTAACAATTTTTCCATCGACCTTAATATTGACGAAAGGAAATGTTTCAGGGATCTCAGTGCCATCTGGTATCTCGGCCCATCCTTCGGGAATTTTAGAAAGTCTTTGAAAACAGGTCTGATTTTCATGAGCCCCGTTTTCTTCCTGTTCAATTTTTACAATTAACATAGCTCCCCCAGTTCATCCGATAATTACATAGCCGTATTGTTTCCCGCTTTCATTTATGGATGGGGAATTGTTTTTATCTATAGAATTCCCTAAATTTCTGTCGTAAGAAAACGAACTAAACGTAACATTATTTCCACTTTCGGACGCATTAGCTGTGCCAGGGACATAAAAATTAGCATTAATACCCATATTATAACCGGTCCAGATCACTCTCGCGCGAGACTGGCCATGGATATAAATAAGGATATCGCTGTATCTATGATCTGTATCACTTCCATAAATAATGACAAATTTTGGTGGGAAATTTGCGTTTAAAGTTTTGCTGCCGCTTCCGTTTCCTGAATAGGACCCCGTCTCAATTCGTGCGCGGCCGCCCAAATCTTCTCTGACATCTCCTGCGAATTGGTCGATGGCATCCCAGTTGTTATTCATCATTGTCTGGATGTTGAACGTATCCTGGGCGTCTGCAATAGGGTCCTTTTTATAAAGCCCCAAGTTTTCCGTATTACTTGCCACTTGGAATATCACTCCTTTTCTGTGAAGTCAAATTTCTTCATGGGATACGTCTCCAGTTTCTCCAGCTGCATGCGCAGGTGCACGTCCGCCACATCCAGATATTTTTCCTCAATGGTCACAGCGATGAGCACCTGCCCGCCGGCGGCCACCGTCTGGGGCGACAGGGCGGCCGCGGTAATGGTCGGCAGCATTAGATCACCTTGATGGGGATGGACCGCCGCACAATCTCTGTGCCCATGCCGAACTGATAGGAAAGACGATAGTCGCCCCGGCTCTCCGGCTCAATCTCCGCCGTCAGCTGCCACGTCGCCCCGTCGGCAGCCGTCTCACAGGGACCCGTTGCAACCACATCTTGGGACTTGATCAGCTCCCACTTAGCGTCCTGCGGCTGAAACGGCTTGTCTCCCTCCAGCCAAACGCAAAGTGTAACACGCCGTCGCTCGCCAAGTTCCATAAAACGCTCTGTCAAGGCACACACCCCCTTGCGCCCGCGTCAGAAAACAGCAGGCGGTCTCTTTCGTCCTCCGCAAAAATGGCGGATGGCGTTGTCCTGTGGAAAACTTCCTCTGTCCCGTCCGCGGCCACAGCACCCTTGTCCACCGCCGTGGCGATGGCCACCTCTGGGCTCTCGCACCGCAAGAATGAGAGGACCCGGCAGAAAACCTCATCCCCATCCCTTGCACAGGAAAAAGGGTCCTCCAGCGGGGCCGCTCTTGGCCCGCTGCCCACAAGCATATTCTCCAGGGCATCCCTGGAAAGCATCGTCCCCACATCCAGGATCTCGATCCGACAAACCAGCTTGTCCAAATCAAAGGCCAGCAGGATGGTGGCCAGGTACCCCACGTTCCCGGCCCCGTCCTCTGCCCACAGCTCGATCACATAGGACCCGCTGGCTGTGGCTGGCACCGCACACCGCCAAAGGCCGTCTTCCCCAGGGGAGAAGATCACGTCCTTTCCTTGGCAGGTGCCCCAAATCCTTGTAACCATTAGTCCGTCACCGTGACGGTGATCACATAGGTCTGTCCGGCGTCCACCGGGTTGGGTTCCAGAGTGAGGGCCGTGATCCGAGGCGGCACCGTGTCCAGGGTCACCGTCCGGGTCACCGTGGTGGTCTTCCCGGCCCGGTCTGTGGCCGTCACAGAAACCGTGTTTTCTCCCTCGGTGAGGTTGATCTCCACCGCGAAAGCGCCGTCTTCGCCCACAGGGGCGCTCACAGGGTCGCCGCCGTTCACGGTCACATTCACCGTTACCGGCGAAGAACCTGTGTCAGCGGTGGTGCCGGCCACCGTCACCACCGTCTGGTTGGTGATCAGGCCTTCCACGGGGTTTGTCACGTTCAGGGTGGGCGGCACCGTGTCCACCGTCACAGAGACCGACGTCTCCTGGGCCAGGTTCCCATCGTTGTCCTCCACAAAGAACTGGATGATGTGTGCCCCGTCATCCAGCGGCGCGGACGGCGTATAAGTGCACGTCCACCCGCCGGCGGTCTCCACCGTGTTGATCCCCGTGGTGATCTCCGGCTGGCTGTCGATCTGCAGCTTGATGGTGTCCTTCTTGATGCCGGACCCATCGTCCGTCACCGTCCACTGGATGGTGGGCGTAGCATCGGAAATCAGCGCCCCGTCCGTGGGATAGGTCACCGAGATCACCGGCGCGGTCTTCTCCAGCACCCGCAGCCCCAGCTCCGGGAAATCTTCCACCGTGGCCTGGGCCTGGTTCCCGGCCATGTCTTCCACAGCCACCGTTCCGTGGAATTTGTGGTCATCGTTCTCATTCCAGCTGGTTCTTGTGGGGGCAGTGATGGTGCCCTTCCACTGTCCGCTTCCGCCGTCATAGGTCAGGTCGTATGTCTGTCCGTCCAGGATGAATTTCACGTGTTTCAGGGCCATTTATTCGTCTCCCCCTGTCGAAAAGTCAAAGTCATACATGTGGTAGCTCTCCATCTCTTCCAGGGTCATCACCTCATGCACATCTTTGATCAGGATAAAATAGGCGTAGTGGACAAAGATGTGCGCCGGGATCACCCGGTCGATGGCCGTCTGCAGGTCCTTCAGCTTGTCCGGCCGCCCCGGCTTGCCAAAGCGGATGGTCAGCTCCGCCGGCACATAGGTCACCGACGTAAACCCAGGCCGCCATGCCTCACAGATGGCCCGCAGCATCTCCAGGCTGGGCTTTTGCCCGGCGTTCCAGGCCGCCTGGATGGCTGCCCGCCGCTCTTCCAGGGTCTTGCTCTCATCGCTGT